TTATTATTTTTTAAAGTAGATAGAATGATGCTATTTTGCCGTTATCTGATGGAACCAAATCTGTAATGTTATAAACGCAAGAGAACATAGTAAATGGAGCAACTGTGTTACCATTTATGGTCAATTCAACATTTGATATGTATAATCTACCACGTTGTGTAGTAAATGTCACACCACTTGTTAATTCGAAACTTTCATCTGCAATTTTATCTTCTTTTCTATTTGTAGGCAATATACAATAATAAGCACTATTATCTTGTAGCGCAGTTAACTTAATAGCACCACATGGTTGGTCTTTATAAGGATATACTTGTAAATTTGTGTTTAACGATTCATCATCATGAAGCGCATATAAACCTAAAACAGTTCCACCAACCATCCAATGAATTGTAAATGATCCACTTGTTCCAATATGACGACGATTATAAAGACCAGGCGTAAATCCACCATCATCGATATTGTGAACGAGTTCATCGTTAGCAGTGCTATAGATGGCTTTTGCATATTGTAAGCCAATTTCTTTAAGAACTACCTTATCTGTCATAGTGATCATAAAATTATGCTATCCTTTGGAAGCAATTCAGAGATTGGAAAGTTATATACTTTTCCTACTTGATCTTTTGCTGCATTTACAACTGATTCATTTTTCTTGCTTTGTTCTTGAATATACTTTGCATGCGCAATTCTTGCACCATGTAGTGAAATTTGTTTTAATGTATCTGCCATATCATCAGGATTGTAGTTATGAATATCAAAACTGTATTGCTCAGATTCATCAACACTCATATCACTTGCATCTGTTGCAAAACTTACAACTAAACTATGAGTTTCTTCATTGTATTCGTGAACTTTTACTGTCAATGTATCCATTTTTATTCCTTATGAACTTCCGCCTAAACGAGTTCCAGTTACTATCCAATTGGCATAACTTAAACCATCAATGTATTTACCAGCGGCTCCGCCTGCTCTGCCGTTTCCGCTCGTTGCACCAGCAACACCTGGTCCGCCACCTGCACCTGCACCACCTCCGCCTGCAGTTTTTGTTCCTGCACTACCGCTTGGGTCGCCGCTCCCACCAGCGCCAACAGCGTATCCAGCACCGCCACCACCGCCTTGTCCGGTATAATCACTTCCACCACCAAAACAACTACCATATGTTCGACCACCATCAGCAGCACCGCCGCCACCACCGCCGCCAGCAATAGTTCCATTATTTGTAATGTTTACTGGACATTGTAGTAGTAAAGCATTTCCACCAGCATTGCCTGGTAAACCAGAATTATTACTACGGCTGTTACCACCGGCACCACCTGCACCTATGATAAAACCATTATTAATTAAATTAACGGTGTCGCCACTTACAAATCCAGTAATTGTAAGAGCATATGTACCTGTTGAACTGCTGCCGATATATACTCCACTATTAATGGTTACAGTAACTGTTGTAAATCCAGCAACATATCCAGTAACTGCCGCAGGATTTAAGGTATAGTTTTGTGTATCCACACTAAATGCTGAAATATTAACTATTACTGAACTTTGTGTTCCACGAAAATCGCTAAAATTTAAATTAGTGCTATCAAAATATCCAATGGTTGCGGTCGAAGGTTTATAATACTTTACACCACGATAAGATGACATAAGATTACCAAGAGAAAACTCAGCGTTGATATTTGCATTTAGCGCAATTTTACCAGTTAAACCTATTGTCACTTACTCAACTCCACGTAATCTTTATTCCACCAAGTCCACCATTGGTTGCTCCGCCCGTGCCTGCACTACCAAGTATATAACTTAAAACTGTATTATTTGGTATTTGACCAGGACCAAATACTACTTTCATATAAGCACCAGCACCACCAGAACCACCAGTGGCACTACCATAAGAAGTGCTTGCAGAGGCTCCATTGCCACCATAACCAACATTAGCGTTGGTTGCGCTAGCATTTTGTGCAGTTGAACCACTTGCACCACTATTACCATTTAAGAATATAAATGTAACAGGGTTTGCAATACTTGTTTTAGCATTTGCACCTATAGTTCCACCACTGCCGCCGCTACCATCTGACATTTTTTAATCCTTCATCATCCAAGTATCATAATTAAAATCATCTTCTCTTGGTCCGCCTACCACTGCATATCCATTAGCGGTATATGTATGACTGCCGTCAACAATCAAATTAAACAAAGGGGTATCACTTTCATAAATTAATTTTTCTGCAGTGATTAATTTTTTACCACCATTTACTGTTTGTAATTCTACACCTAATTCTAATTTATTAAGTCTATCCAACTCAAATCCTAAGTTAAAATATTCAACTTCGTTGCCTGTTTGGTCTAAAACAGGTAACCATTTATTCCAAGATTTTTTCTGTCTTTCAGGATTAAAACTATAAAACTTTTTATCAGAAGAAATATGCATATGGTCTTCAGTTGTTAAATGTTCATCATTTACCCTATACATATATCTATCACCAATAAATGTATGACGCAATAGCAAGACAGTATTTATTTCACCAAATGCACCTATAACCTTATCACCAACTTTTATTTGTTCAATTGATTTATAAGTTCTATCATACATCATAACAGGAGTACCAGCAACAAAACAAGTAGACGGTGAACTTGGTGCAGGATCACCAACTTGAACTGATACTGTACGCTCTCCACCCCAACTAACCGTTCCAGTAACAACACCGTCTACAGATGTAATAGTCTGTCCTTGAATGCCATAGGCACCACCTACATAACTGATACTTTCTACTGGTTCTCGTCCTCCTCTGCCACTTGTAGCTGTATCTAATGGTGGAGGAGGAACAGGAATAGAGCCAGAGCCACCACCAGCACCACCGCCAACAGTTACGCCCAATGTGCTACTATCTCCACCTGCACCACCACTGCCACCATTGCCACCGCCGCCGCTTCCACCAGCACCCCATATTTCTATAGTAAAAGAATTACGATAAAGTGCAGCAGTATAACTTCCGCTACCTGCAGTATTTGAGAAATATACACCACCACTAGCAGGATCAGTTGCACGTTTACCGTAGAAATCACTTACTTTGATTGTGTTGCTACCAAACAACCCAGTGGTAAGATTGCCATCATAATACCATCTTACACCATGATATTGATTAAGGTCTGTTCCTAAACCAAACTCTGTGTTGATTGCAGCTAAATCAAGAGGACCGCTAAAAGGTAGTGCACCGCCTGGTACGCCTGGTGTAGACATTTTTAACTACCTCGTGCTTTTAATGCCTCTACTTCTGCACTAAGTTCTTTAATTGCTTCAATTAGCAGAGGAACAAGTTTGTCATATTGAACAGTTAGATAATTCTCACCGCTCTTACTGCTGCCATCTTCGGCAATATCAAAAGGAGCAGCTTTGATAACTTGTGGAGCAACTTGCGCAATTTCTTGTGCCAACACACCAATATGTTCGTTATTGTCACCAACACCCATAGTAAATGCTAGTTCATTTGGTCGGTAAGTAACACCACGAATTGACTTGACTTTATTAAGAGCATTTGGTATAGTAACAATATCTGTTTTTAATCGTTGGTCAGAATAGTATGCAACGATATCTTGTGTTGCAAGCATACCGCCAGTTACGCTTAAGTTAGCATTATCAAATGTAACTTTACTATTACCAGCAAGATTTGTTGCGCTTGTATATATTGCAAGTTGACCTGCAGTTGCACCACCACTAACTGGAGTTGGAATTGTATACCAGTTTAGATTGCTACTGCCATCAGTAATCAATGCTTGTCCACTGCTGCCACCACTAATTTGAACGTTGCCAACATTACCCATTATTACTTTATATGTACTTGTTGGGTTGAAAGTAACTGTTCCACCACTGAAACCAGCACTGCCAGTTACGCTAAGCGATGTTAATGTTCCAAGAGAGGTGATATTAGTTTGTGCTGCAGTAGAGATCGTGCCTGTTAGTACAGCACCGCTATTACCAATTGTACTAGCATTTACATAATTAGCATACACATTGCCGCCAATTGCTTGCATATTTCCAACAGTAACATTACCACTAAATGTGTTAAGAGCACCGCCAGTATTAATATTACCGCCTATACCAATACCACCAACAACTTGAAATGCTCCACTAGTTGTAGTTGTACTATTTCCTGTTCCGTAAATAATACTTGTTTCATTGCTTGTTGTAACATCAAGATTACCAAGAACAAATAGGTTGCCATTGATTTGAACATCGGCATTGCCAAGAATGTCAAGCGCATCAACTGCTGTACCGCTGCCATTCTTTGTAAAGAGTCTAATAATACCATTGTTTACTGTATTGCTCATGCGTAATTCATTACTATAAACAGTAAGTGCGCCTTGTCCAGATGTACCAACATTAATACCCGTATTATTTGTAACACTTAAAATACCGCTAGTAGAAGTATTTTGATCAGTTCGCATGAAACTAGAACCACTAACACCATTAAGTGCAGCACTGTCACTTGCTTGCCCAACAAATTTGTTATTGCTTACAAATGCTGTACTTGCAATATTGAAACCAGGTCCGATTGTACTAAAACCACTAATTGCAGTTGCTGGAGTAAATGTAGCATCTTTACTTAAAATAGCATAACGGACATTACTAATTTGGAAAGAAATAACATTGTGAGAATTAGAACCAGTGTCAACAATTGCTTCGCCAACAACTTGTCCTTGTCCGCCAAGTGGACCAATAATAACCCACCCAGTTCCATTATAAACATTTAATTGTTGATTTACAGTATCCCACCATAAATCGCCTACAACAGCGCCAGTAGGAGCAGTTGCGCTGCTTGTAGCACTACTAATATTTTTAAAAAGTGTGCCAGTAAATACTTTTAAGGCTTTGTTTGCTGAATCATACCAAATTTGACCAGTAATAGCATTAGTTGGCTGTGCACCATTTGCAAAGTTTTCTAACATATTAAGAAAGTTTTGATCAAGGTATTGACCATAATTTGGTGTGTTTTTACCTACCAATGCAATGCTGGTACTGTTATCTACCGTGCCGTCAGCAATTACGATTGGGTTGGTTCCATTTGCATGGGTAATGGTATAAGACATAAAAGCGGCTCCTGTAAGGATATTTATGCTGCTTTATGTATATATTATCAAACAGGAATGTAGGTGGCACTTACCTTGAAATTATTGTTATTTGTAGAGGTAGTTGCCCACAAAGAAACCATGCTATTAGAGATATTTGCACTTAGGGTAAACAATTGTGTATTCGTAGAAATTGTAGCATATGTAACAACATTGGCAGTTGTGCCATTATGGGTTACCAATGCTTCCGCACTTTGAAAATAATTGCTGCTATAATTTTGCGCACTTATCACATATTTTGCAGTTCTATATTGTGTTGGTGAAAAATCATCAATAATAGCAGTGGTTGTATTAACAGCAACGTTTGCAACATTTGCAACTATTGGCATACTTACTTGAAGCTGACTGAACACATTAACATTTGCACTGTCAACAGTCATAGTAGTTAAACTATCATTAATAAATCGTGCAGTTGCAATATTGTTAATAGAAACCATAGAAAGTGAAGCATTGCCACTTGATAGGTTTCCAACGGTTGTACTTGGAACATATTGACGAACTTCTATGATATCAGTAGATAACGGTGCTTCGTTAAATGTAATAACATTGCCACTTACTGTATAACTTGTGGTAGGCAATTGTATAACACCATTGATCGAAACTAATGTTCCCGTTGTAGTATTATTTTGACTTAGATAAAATTGCGTAGTAACGCCATTGCCACTTGAAATAACATCACTTACAACGTTTGTAGTACCGCCTTCAATACCAACTGCTTCCCAAGTTATGCCAGTGAATACTTCAAGATAACCTAAATCACTATTCCAACGTAACATACCAACACGATTTGTTGGAGGATAAGTTGAGTTAGTTCCAACAGGAACTTGAAATGCAGTATCTGTGTTTACACTAACATAACCATTTGCACCAGGCGTAATGAATATGTTAGCATTAGCACTCGACGCACCAATACTAGATGTATAAATGTTAGCATTTACATTATAAGCACCGATATTTCCACTATAAGTTGGCAAATAACTTGCAACATTAGCATTACTATAAACACTGCCAACGTTTGTTAATTGACTACCATCACCATAGAATCTATATGCGGTAACATTCCCAACGGTTGATAGATTTCCAGTTGTGATATTACCGTTAACTGTTAATGCATTGCTAACAATTAAATTAGCATTTGCATAAACATTGCTGTTAAATGTAACACTATTACTAAATGTAGTTTGTAGTGTAAGATTTGCTAAACCAGTTGCGCCAGTATATCTTGCGCCACTTACATAAACACTTTTACCACTAAAACTTATAGGAGTTAGATTTGAATAAGTAGGTAAGTTATTACCCATAAAGTTAAGCACACCACTGCTATAATCAAAGAACCATTCATCTTGGTTACCGCTACCATCAGCAAAAACTTGTGTTCCACTTGTTTGTGCATTATACCAACCAGTATTAGCAATATAAACTTTTACCTGATAAGTTGATCCAAAACTTGCATCAACCCAGTTTGTTAGTCCAGTAAGCCATGTTCTATTTGTTTGTGCAGTTCCATCATTGGTAGTTTGCACGGTTGTATTTGCAGTATCGTTATAAACCGTAATAATACTTGTATTTGCGGCTGGAATTGCTGATGGTATGCTGCTACTTTGTTGCCAAATTGTATCACCACGTAACACAAGTGGACTTGAAATACTTTCATTACTAGCACTTTTGGCATTAGCATAATCAGTTTTAGCAACGCTAAATCCAACTTTTTTCCAAAGATAATCTGTTTTTTGTAAATCTGTAATAGCCATTAGTGTGACGCTGCTCCTATACTAAGAGCAGTCACGCTTTGACCGCTTGTTAATTTAATACGAACGTAAATTTCATTACCTGTACTATTTGTGCTGCTTTCAGTTCCAAACGTTGCGGTTACTGCTTTGTTTGATACTGCGCTGCCTATTGTAGCGGTTCCACCAAGCGATGCTCCATTACTTCCGTTACCGCCAGCACCTGTGTTTGCACCAGGTTTACCACTACCACCATATGCAGTACTTAAATCTAACCAACCATTTAATGAACTTGTGCTATCTAGTGTTGAACCAGGTAGCGCAACCCAAAGACCAGCTATAGTTCCACTGTATACAACGTCAAACTTACTCACTGCAGATTTAGCAAACTTAAATGTAAAGTATTGGTTTGCGCCTTGCCCACTTAAGTTAGGACCAACTGGCTGATAACCGCTACTGTAATTTGTTTGATCAAATTTAAGAACAGCAGCAACAACTGTTGTATCATAGGTATAAAATGGTCCCGTTGAACTATTAAATGCGCTTTCACTGCCAGTATAGACAGGAGTATCAGTACTACCAGGATTTACAATACGAAATGTACTTGGCGTACCCGCAAGTGAATTTGTTAAACTTGTTTCTTCAATTTGTGTACTTGTTCCAGTTTTATAAAGAACAGTAACACCAGGTGAAAAAGATTGTGCTGCACTGCTATAACTATTAAACACAGTCATACTTGGACCACTGCTACTACTACCAAATCCAGCAACGCCAGCAGCAGTTGTTGTGAAGTATGCACTTCCGCTGCTAACATAAGCATTACGAGTGAGAGGAGTTGTTACGCCTGCTTGTGTATAAGTTACGCTACTTGGTGTAGATATTGCACCACCAGCACTTCCAGTAATAAATGTATCACTTGTATAGTAAGTATCGCCACTAAGTTTAGCAACGTTGCCAACAAGTCTCCACGCTGAACTACTGTTAAGATGTGGAACAGTAGAACTAAATGTTGCACTATTTGTTGTTAACGCAATACTGCTATTGCTCCAAGTTGGTGCGCCAACGCTATTGTTATCATAATACCAACTTACAGCATTAGTATTTGCACCCGCAGTGTCTGTTAGATATACTTGATTCCAACCAGCAGCGGCATTACTTCCACTTCCCTGTGCACTGAAGCTACTCCAAAATCCACTGGCACTGCCACTCAATGATCCATAATCTTGGTTAAGTGTAATAATAAGGTGACCATATGTTCCGTTATTGTTGTTGCCAGGTGCCATTGTGCGATAACCAGTGGCTACACCATTTACAATTACTTGAACATTACCACTATCGCCTGGTCCTTGACGAGAAAAAGTATTAGTAGTCATAGTAGCAGCACGAATACCACTAGTCACACTTGTACCAGCAGAAACACTTAAATTACCCCATCCACTATTATCAGTTTGTGTAAAGTTAGTC